GCATCAACAACTAGAAAATCACCACATACCAAAGCAACAACTAAATCATCTCTATTTGAAAACCATTTCTGAATTTGTTCTTCAGTTGGTCTTTCATATTGATACTTCTTCCAATCCTCTAAAGGTCTTTTATTGGCTCTCAATAGGGGAACAACGCTATAGCCCTCTGTATGATAGGCTTCTGCGAGATCTAATGCTGTATCGTTCTCAGATAGATTTAGCTGAAACATCCTTTTGATCAACTATATCTTTTATTGCTCCATACATTGATTCATAGCCGATCTTTCCGTCTGTTGCCTGTATAATTTTTTGTGCCTGTTTTATAGATGGCAATCTATAGCCATATCTCCAAGCTTTCACGGTTGACTCTGAAACATTAAATAATTCAGCAGAAGCTTTCATTCCATAGAACTCTATCCATTCTCTTAATGTCATACTTTTTACCTTCCTGTTTGTGTTTTGTGGCTTGATGTTAAGCCGTTCCATTTTTTTGAGTTCTCTTGCTGCAATAATAGCTGTTCTAAAATAATAGTTTGCTTTCCAGACTTCGCTATGCGTTTGTGACAAGTTACTCCTCCGATAAAAAAAGATTTACGGAGTGTAACTAATATAGTACACTCACGCAATACTTTTTTAACGGAGGTGAACTATG